AAAGACTTGATCCGCTGAGATACAAGTCTTTAAACTTTAAACTAGAAGATCCTAAATCGTATGCATCATCAGTATCAGGAACAATATGCCCTGCAATAGTAGTAGCACCCAAAGTTTTATTTGTTAAAGTTTGCGTTGCAGTATTAAGTGTGATAGAACTTGTATCGCTTAAATCTGTGCTTGCAATAGTAATAGCCGAGGAGCCGTCAAAACTTTGACCAGCAATGTTTCTTGCTGTTGCAAGAGCAGTTGCAGTGTCAGCATTACCAGTTACATCGCCTGTTACGTTACCTGTTACATTACCTTCAATATTTGCAACAAGAGTGCCTGTGGTAACAGATAAGTTGCCTGTACTTGCTCCAGTTGCAGTTGTAGTGCCTACTACAAACTTATCAGCACTTTCATCCCATATAAAGATAGCATTGTCACCAGTGCTACCACGTTCCATAACAATACCCAAGTCATTTGCGTTACTGCTTGCGCCAGTGTTTAGTTCAATAAGACTGTCTGCTACTGTACTATTTGTTGTTGATATTGTAGTTGTTGTTCCACTTACTGTTAAGTTACCTGTTACAGTAAGATCACTGTTTATTGTTTCAATAGTTGGACTTGTCAGTGTTTTATTTGTAAGTGTTTGTGCACCAGTAAGTGTTGCGACTGTACTGTCTATAGCTAGTGTAATAGTCTCGTCTGAACTTTGGTCTGTAGTAAAGGATGCACTACCGCTAAGACCAGTGCTTGCAGTGATTGTAATAGTAGCATCGTTTGCAGCACTACTAACATTACTGTCTACATATGCCTTAGTTGCGGCATCTTGTGCTGAAGTAGGATCGCCCATTCCAGTAATCTTATTAGTGCCCATCGCAATAGCACCAGACATGGTTCCACCGCTTAGATTTAGTTTCCCAGTAATATCACTTGCAGTTAAGTAAGTACCTAAATCGCTGATTTGACTTTCAGTTATACTTAATGTACCACCAAGAGTTAAACTTCCACTGCTAGTTACTGTGCCACTAAGTGTAAGTCCGTTTACTGTGCCAGTGCCAGCAACACTGGTCACTGTGCCAGTGTTATTTGTTTTAGCATCTAACTGTGTTTGAATATTACTAGTTACACCATCTACAAAGTTAAGTTCTGCACCTGTAGCAGTTATTGCAGTTCCGGCGTAGTTTAGGTTTCCTGCTGCAATATTAACTTCACCGTTGCCCTTGGGCGTGATCGCAATATCAATATTGTTATCATCTCCTACAGCAATAAGACCAACTTGTTGCCCACTATTGCCGCCACGTAGTTCAAGCACATTATCTGCTGTGGCAGCGATAATGGTTTTACCTTTGGATTTTAGTGCACCAGTTTTGTTGTTAAAAAAGAAACTTCGTTCGCGTCTTGCCATTATTCTGTTACCTCAAATGTTCTCACTATTGCTACCCAACGAATTGTCTTACCGCCTGCACCTGTAACTTTAACTGCTATTGCATTGTTTGAATTGTCAGCCGCTACATCCACTTCAAAGTTTTCATCATCAGATGCAACTTGAACTTCATACACGTTGCCTACGTCAGCAACAGTGCCGCTGAAGTTATCAACAACTGCTTTTAAGTGCCAGCCACCACTTTCACCTGTTGCATCTGTGCGTCTTGCTGCAATGTCACACTCGTAAAATACTGTTGTGTCTGTTGCTACTGGTATGCGACTGTTACTAGTGCCGCCAATAAAGATTTCTGTTTCTGATCCATTTGTAGTTGTGCCGTATAGCACATATTGCTTTTGTTTATAACTTGCATCACCGTGAATTATTTGATCATCTGCATCGTTAAGATTAATATCGCCGCCTGCAACAATGCCGCCATCGCTGTCATAGATAACAGCCTTGCTTGCTGTTACTGTACCAGCACTTGCGCCATCCAGTAGATTTAGTTCAGTTGCAGTACTAGTTAATGCAACCGCCTCGTTTATATTTGGACTTGTTAGTGTTTTGTTTGTTAGTGTCTGACTGCCGGTAAGTGTAGCGACTGTGCTGTCGATAGCAATGCTTATTTGATCATTGCTTACAGTTGTATCAATACCTGTGCCGCCATCAAAAGTTAATGTTCCGCCAGTACTGAATGAATCACTTGTACCGCTATCAGCAGCAAGTGTAAAACTACTACTAGCAGGACTTGCAAAACTCAATACTCCACTACCATTAGTGGTTAATATTTGGTTTGCACTGCCATCTGCTGTTGGGAATGTATAAGCACTGTTAAACCTAACATCACCACTGTCTAGTATTTGTAATCTAGTAGCTAGGCTTGTTCCGTCGTGTGTTTGAAACTGTATTACACCTTTGCTGACATCAGCTGAACTTGTGTCAAGTTGAATACTGCCTTTTGTGTTATAAGTTCCACTTTCGTATGCTTCTGCATTGATTCGAAACAGATAATCGCCTGCATTGAGGTTACTTGGACTTGCGGCTGTGCCTCTACTTCTGCGTGTTCTTACATCTGGAGCATCTGCTGTATCGTTGTGTTGCTCCATGCGAATCTGTGCAGTCTGTGCACCATCGCCTGTCATATGCAGTGTTACTTCGGGTGAACTTTGATTTATACCAATATAGTTGTTGCCGGTATCAATGCTTAGTGTGCTACTACTTGTGAAGCCTGTACCATCGCTATCAACAATAACCAGTTCATTAGCACTGCCCAGTGAAATGCCTGTGACACCATCTAGGTTATTTAGTTCTGCAACTGTTGATGTTAGTGTTGTAGTCCCATCATTAAGACTGCCATATACAATAGCATTTGTCCGTAGCCCAGCATAACTTGCTATAGTTACATTACCGCTTGTGGTTCCATCTTCTGTGGTATTTACTAATACAAACTGGTCTGCACTTTCGTCATACAAAAAAGCAGCATTTGTATCACTGCCACGTTCAATAACCAGTCCAACGTCTTTGTCTGCACTTCCTGTCTGACCACTATTTAAGCGTATAAGTGTATCAGAAATATTGGTTACATCAAAGTTAATCTGGGAGGCTTTTGGTCTTGTAAATGCCATTCGTGTAATCCTTTATAGTATGTGTATTTATCTACCACATCACTCAAAAAAATAGCACCCTAAGGTGCTATCTTTTATATGCGTTGTTGATTACATCATTAGTGCTAGAACTTCTATGACGCCTTCGCCATCTGCGTTTGCTTCAATCGCTTTACCAATCACAGTACCCATTGCTGCTTCGTTATTAGCCATTGCCATACCGTTGCCTGCTGAGACCATCAAGTCACCTGCCGCCACTGCACCAGTTACTTTACATGGTACACGACCTGCTAGTGCAAGTGCTGCACCTTCTTGCATACTGTTCATTAAGTATGCTGGATCTGTTGATACAATACCTGCTACTGCACGACAGTTTTCTGTATCACATGCTGCAAGTTTACCTTCACCAACAAAGTGTACAACTGTGCCTGCTTCAATATCTGTGTCAGTGGCATACATTTCAGCCAAGTCAGCGTATTGTGCTGCTGTTGCTGTACCTTGGAAAGTTTTACCACTATCTAGGATAATGCCTGTACTTTCAATTCTTGCAATCTGCGAGCCGCCTACATCAAAGCGGATAATATCTTCATCACTTGACTCTTCAACTTGTACTAGTGTGTCACCGTCTGCATCACTTACTGCTGTAACTGTAGTTGTTGTTGTAAACTTACGAACTTCAATCAAATCACCTGTTGCAGGTGCTGTTGTAAACTGTAGTGTGTTACCACTCAAGCCATATACAGTTGTTGGTTCTTGTACCACACCGTTTAGCATAACAAGTATACCAGCAACAGTGTAGCTATCAGATCCACTAAGTGATGACAAACTAAAGTCTGTTGTACTGTCGTCACCGTTAAATGTTTGTGATGTTGCTAGTGTAAACGCTGTACTTAGTGATTCCCAACTATCGTTATCATAATACTCTAACTGGTTAGTGGTTGTGTTATAACGGAACATACCAGTAACTGCTGTACCTGGACGCTGTGCAGTTGTACCTGCAGCAAGAATCATTGCACCTGTGTCGTTAACATGGAAGATTGCGTTTGCGTTTGCTGCTCCACCAATACCAACGTTGTCGTTGCCTGCATCTACTACAAACAATGATGTAGCACTGTCGCCTTCAATGATAAAGTCTACGTCTGCGCCTGCTTCGTTAACACGGATTGAACTTGAAGCTGCACCATCAATCTTAAGAATACCTGTACTGTTAGTTATAGTTGTATCTGTACCATCGTGCCCAATAGTAAAGTCTGTACCTGCACCAATCTCAAGTTGCTTGCTGTCTGCTGTAATACGGATATCTTCTACAGTTGTTACAATACCTGCTGTTGAAACTGCAAAGTTTGCACCGTTTACATCTATACCGCCATCTGCACTTGTTAGTCCGTCAACTGTAACTGCGCCGTTGAATTGACCAACACCTGCACTACTGATTGTAGCACCTGTTGAACCATAGCCGCCGCCAATTGATGCACTGTCAAGTGTAGCTGCGCCTGCTTGGAAAGCACCTGCTGTGATTGTAAGATCGCCTGTGCTAGCACCTGTTGCTGTTGTTGTACCAACAATAAATGTATCTGCGCTTTCGTCCCACGCAAAGATTGCATTGTCACCTGTTGAACCACGCTCAATAACAATACCACTGTCATTAGCATTTGAACTTGCACCGTTGTTAAGTTCGATCAAGTTATCACTAACCACACTGTTTGTTGTAGAGATAGTAGTTGTAGTACCGTTAACTGTCAAGTTACCTGTAACCACTGCATCACCGCCGATTGTTACATCATCCGGCAAACTAATAGTTACTGTGTTGTCTGTTACCGCTGTAACAATCTCATTAGCAGTACCACTAAAAGTAAATGTGTTAGTACCAACAATAACGTTGTCTGTGCCACTATCACCAGCAATAGCCAGTGTTGAACCACTTGATACTTCACTGTCAACATATGCTTTAGTTGCTGCATCTTGTGCACCACTTGGATCTGCAACATTTGTTAGTGCGTTTGTGTTAAAGTCAACTGTTTGACCTGATGCAACATCAAATGTTCCACCAACAAACAGCGCACCTGCAACACCTGCACCACCGTCAACAATAAGTGAACCTGTTGATACACTTGTTGATGCTGTTGTATTATCAATGTTTACTGCACCACTAAATGTTGGTGCTACGGCTGTTAGGTTGCCTATTTGTAAAGTTGCGTAACTGCCGATTGTTACGTTACCTGCTGTATCACCATCCTCTGATGTAACGTTAGCCATGACAAACTCATCTGCACTTTCGTCCCAAAGGAATGCTTGGTTGTCGCTTGACCCACGGTTGATAAGGAGACCTGCGTCATTGCTTGGCGTGCCACTGGTTTCAGCGGCAAGTGCAATGATAGCGTCTTCAACTCTTGTATTTGTGGTACTAACACTTGTTGTTGTACCTGAAACTGTTAAGTTACCTGAGACAGTAAGGTCACTGCCGTAGGTAAGATTGTTCTCTAACTTTGCTGCTGTAACTGCGTTTGCAGCAAGTTTAGCCGTAGTTACCGCCAGATCAGTAATCTGGTTAGTTTTAATTCGTGTAATAGCCATTTTGTGTCTCTACTCCAATCACGGTCTTATCTATAAGCATATTTATCAATAGCCGTGATGAATCAGCGCCTGAAAAAAAAAGCATTACAGACGTTATAAAGAGGGGGAATGTTGTAAAAAGGAAGTTCTTACAAACTTATTTATCTATTAGTGGAAGTCTACCCAACCGCTATTTGCATAACCTTGGAACTTATGTGTAGTAGTGTTATATATCACATCACCATTACTAGGACTTAATGAGTTACGCTGAGTTGTAGTATAACTTTGAAACTTGCTTGCAGGTTGTAACTCATTTCCGCTGAAAAAGTTTCTTACTTGTATTTTATCTCCCGTAACAGGTGCTTCATTAAAAGTCAGTGTAGTTCCACTTACTGTATATGTGTTTGTTGCTTCTTGTACAGTACCATTCATACTAACAATAACAGTTGCAGTTGTAGCACTTTGTGAAAGTGTAAATGCAGTATCAGTGCCATCTCCATCAAACTCATCAAGTGTAACTGTGCTACCACCTACGTTGACCCATGCACTACCATTGTATACTTCCATCAAACTTGTAGTGGTGTTAAAACGCATCATACCAGTTTGTCCACTAGGACGTTCTAAAGTACTTCCAACAGGAACAATAAGTCCACTGCTTGCGTCTACTTTAACATACCCTGTGCCAGCAGGTTCAATAATAATCTCTTCGTTAGTTACAGTGGTTTGCAGTCTGTTGTCTGTAAAAGTAAATGCACCTAAGTCACCACCTACACCAAACTCACCGCTGTATCTTGCACCTGCAATGTAAACACTCTTACCAGTAAAATTAATACCATTAGGCAGATTAGTACCAATAAAGTGTAGCACACCACTCTGATAGTCAAAGAACCATTCATCATCATTGCCACTACCTGTGGCAAACACTTGATCTCCGCCACTAGCGCCAGCGGCATCACTGCTGGTGTGAATGTAAACTTTTACTTGATATGTACTACCAAACTCTGGAGAGATCCAATCTGTTTGTCCTGTTTTCCAAGTTCTGTTTGCAGTTGCAGTATTATCCAGTGTTGTTTCAATAGGACTGCTTGTTGGATACACAGTAACAACACCTGTGCTACTTGCAGGCTGTGTGCTTGGAATACTAGACGAGTCTTTTAGTACTTTGTCTGCACGAAGTATAAGAGGCGATGCAATCGCTTCGTTAGGTGCTTTTTTGTTAGCATTGGTATCAGATTTAGTTGCAGCGTAACCTAGTTTTTTCCAAAGGTAGTCAACTTTTTGGGTATCTGTAATAGCCATTAACTAGCAACTCCTATACTTAATGCAGTTACGCTTTCGCCACTTGCTAGTGCAATACGCACCAACACTACATTATCCTGAGCGTTTGACATGTTCTCACTGCCCAGTGTCATTGTATAGCCACCGCTGAGTGCAGTGCCTGTTACTATTCTATCACCTGATGTAAATGCACAACCGTTTGAACCATTACCACCATTGCCTGTGTCACTGCCGGGTTGTCCACTACCACCATATGTTGTACTACAATCTAGCCAACCGTTGAGTCCACTACTGTCATCAATGCCTGTACCTGGTGCCGCAATAAACACACCACTTACACCACTTGAACTTGTGATGTTGATATCAAAGTTACTAACTGTAGTTCTGCGGAATGCAAATGTAAAATACTGTGTGCCAGTATCACCGCTTCTGTCAGGACCCACTGGTAGGAACCCTGTGCTATAGTCTATTACATTGTGTTCTAGTATACCCAGTCTAATAGTTGCTTCTTGTGTACCACTCACACCCGGATCTGCACTTTCACCGTACACACTGTTTGTGTAAAAGTTTGTGCTACTTGTGTAACTTGGTGTGTTAGTAGTGTCTGCACTGAAATCAAATACACGCACAGCATCGTCATCATATGTAGCACCTAAACTGTCACTTACCGCAATAGCAATCTCACTGATGCCACTTTGTGCGCTTCTATGCACCTGTACTTTTGTGCTAAGTTGTGTATAACTGCTGGATCCATTAACATTTCTTGCACGGATACGCGGTGCTTCAACAGTGCGCACACTTGAAGTTGTAATGTCCACTGTGAGATCTTTGATACTGTAAGCACTGCTTGTACCAATGTCTTTTACAGGAATGCCACTGCTGAGTTGTCCAGATTCTAAAATATTCGCATAAGTGTAGTTTTCATTTTGAATAGCACTATTACTAGTACTTTCATAGTTTGTACCAGGATCTACTTCAACAATGTCATTTTGATTTGTGTATGCCTGACCTACAAGGTTGTTTATAGTTACTCCGCTTAGTGTTAAAGTTGGACTGCCAGTGTTGTAATAGGGAATACCAGAGATAAATCTCTTTGTACCACCAGTACCTTCACTAAGTGTGCCTGTTGCTCCGAAACTAGGACTGCCTGTCATATCATCTTTTAGCACATACACATAGTTTGTGTTGCCTGTTGTAGTGTGTGTTAGTCGCTGTGCGTTTAGTCCTACAGTATATCCTGTAAGTGCTTTTGTGATTTTTGCGTCAAACGTTTGATAAAAATCACTTGGATAACTTGCATCAATATCATGATAATCAACGTTTTGACTAACCACAAGACTTGTAAATGTGCCTGTTTCGCCCGTGCTTGTACTAAATGTTTTTGTTCCATCATCACTGGCATTGATCTCTGCGGCTAGTGTACCACTTACACCATTGTATGCGTCGTTGACTGTGCTGGTGTCAATAGTGCCACTGGTATATCGTCTTGCTGTTGTAGTGTTTAGGTTAGAACCAGCACTGAGTGTTGTTGCTGAACTAGTGTTGTCATCAAAGTTTGCTGCAAGCAACGGACTTGTGCCTTGCGCACTGTCACTTAATGTAAGACTTTTGCCACTTAAACTTGTTGGAGCACTTGGTGTTGCTTTTATGTTGAATGTAATGCTTGTGTCTACATCTGTTTGGGCAGTCAAATCTGGTGTGCCGTTTGCTGTGAATGACACATTGTAACTACCTGTGCTTTCACCTAGATAGTTGTGATTAATCACTGCTCCTATACTACCTGCACTAGTACCATCTTCTGTTACGTTGTCTGTGTCGCCATCACCCCATACATAAACATAATCATCTGCATTTTGACTGGTGTTTGTCATGCGCACTCTTGCTCTGTTTACACCATTGTAATCAGTAAAATTATAAATGTCATACTGATCATCACCACTACCATCACTAACACTAATTGCCGTACCAGCAATGTTTGCTCTAACATCTGGCTCAACGTGTACTGTAAATGTACTGCTTATAAATGGTGAACTTGTGTGGTTACTGATTACACGCAGGTTACCTGTATAGTCTCGTGCAGTGCCATTTGCTTGGTCACTTGAACTTAGTGCATATGTATGACTTAGTGCAACGTTTCTATCACCTACTGATCCGCTGCCAGCGTTAACAGTGACATTGCTTGTGCCATCACCAAACTGGTATTGATATTGTATGCCGTATGTAGCATAACTTCCTACACCTGCTTCTGTTGTATTTGTAAGACTTACAACGTGACCACTGGTGCTTTCTTCGTTTACACCACTGTTGTCATCAAGTGTTACAGTAGGTGTATGTGTGTCATAAATCTTGTATGTGTTTGTAGTGTTGGTTGGTATACTAGCAGGCAATGCTGTGCTATGGCTATCCAGTGTTAGTCTAACAGTGCGTTGTACTTCTGTCTCAGTACTGGCAGTAAATGTGTGAGCAAGTCGTCCGCCCGCTGTGCCACCATTTGCTGTATCGTCAGTGATAACATCATCTGATTCACTGTCGCCCCAATCCCAAGTAAACTGGATTGTTGCGCTACCGATATTAGTAGTATTGTTTTGAAAATAAATCGTGTCACCGTCGTTCCACACTGTGATGGGCGAACCTCCAGAACTTGCCGCGTATGCCGCGAAACTCACAACTGGGTCAGCGGTGAAGATTGTTATATAATCTGTACGAGTTTTACTTTCTTCGCTTCCAGAGCCACTACCACCATTATTGTATGCTCTAACTGTTACACTAAATGGACTGCCTGTGTTGGTGGCATAAGTGTGACTTGGGGTGCTGTCTGTTGTACCTGTTGTGGTATCACCATCGCCCCAAGTAATATCATATCTGTTTGGATTACCATCTGCTGTGATAGTAAGTGTTACTGTTGTACCTGCACCGCCACTTGTTGTATCAGCAACAAAGTCTACATTACTAACTGCGGTACTATTAAGTACGTTTTGTATTGCTTCGTTAAGATCGTCAATAGCATCTGTAACTTTTGTCCCTGTTACAAAACTTTTGTACATAGAATCTGTTACTAGACTACTATCTGTAGGAGTACCTAATGTAATCTGCATGCCTGTGCCGATTGCATTACCGCTTATCTGTGCATCTACATATGATTTAGTTGCAGCATCTTGTGCTGATACTGGATCAACTACATTGCTAATAACACTTGAACTAACGTTAACACTGCCTGTACCACTTGGTACAATAGTAACATCATCGTTAGTTCTGGTTGCTTGAATGTTGTTATCAATGATGCGGATGCCATCAATGTCAGCACTAGTATCAACTGTTAGCGTGTCACTAATAGTTGCTGATCCCGTTACACTGAGTTTTTCTGAAGGGTTAGTTGTGCCAATACCAATACGATCATTGGTATAGTCAACCGTTAGAGTGTCAGTATTGAAAGTAAGATTGCTATCACGTTCTAGATTTGCTTTTAAGGCTTTACCGCCAATACGACTAATAGCCATACTTAATACACTCCGCTATCCTGCGAACACCATGCTAACATCCGAGGTGCCAGGGTTTGTTGCATGTATTTATCAGGCTGCGGTAGTGCTATCGAAACCGTGTACAACAGTGATTGTTTCTGCGGCGCCCGGCGGACTTGTGAATGTAATAGTTGTACCGCTTACTGTGTAAGCACTTGCTGGATTTTGATAAACGTTTCCTACTGCTACAATAATGCGTTGTTCTTGGTCACTAGTTACACTAGTACTCATTGTGAATGCAGTAGTTGATCCATCGCCTGTGAAGCTATCCTGTGTAATGGTTGCAGTACCACTAGTCGCAAGTGTTTTGAACTGAGTGCCATCATAAACTTCTAACGCACCATCATCTGTGTTAAAGCGAAGATCACCTGTTTCTGGATCATTTGGTCTATCTGCAGATCCGCCTGAAGGTGTTCCTGTTGCACCGATTTCATCTGCTTTGATTGTGTTACCACCATCAAAACTACCTTTGTTTTTTACAAAACCTGCCATTAGATACTCACTGAACTGACTGTTGCATAGACACTTGTTGCTGCACTAGCAACACATTGGACTGTGTCACCATTGTCCAACACAAGTTTTTCAATATTAATAACATATGTATCAGCAGGATCAATAGTAATAGTTTTTACAATCTTGTTTGCTGTGCCTGGTGACTCACCACTTTTTACAACATGAACATCTAGTGTTCTTGCAGCGGCATTGTCGTTCATAAAGAACATACAAGTGATTGCTGTTGTGTTTGTGCTAGTATAAACTGTTGTTGCACTTGTTCCTACTGCTTGTTGACTGATTGCCATTTACCTGTCCTTTAAAAAATCAAACCATATACGATGGCTTTACTTTTGCTTACTAGTTCATCACTAGCACTGCCATCTACAAAAAACACACCAGTGCCTCCGCCTGCCGCTGTGTCAGCGTAAAGCAGTGTAGCACCTGTAGCACTACTAGGAGCACTTACTTGATCGTTAAGTTTTAGGGCACTTGTTACTGTAACACGACCTGTACCGTTAGGAATAAGTTGAATATCCATGTTACTTGTAGCACTAACAATATTTTTGCCATTAATATCTAAGTCACCGCCGAGCTGCGGAGTTGTATCTTCTACAACATTGTTTATGCCGCCGCTGCCGGTTGTTAGACTGACATAACTGCTACCTCCATCAGTACTGATTTTAAATGTATCATCTGATTCATCAAACACTAGCAACGCATTGTCTAAACTACCACGTTCAATCTCAATACCACTAAATCCAGTACCTCCAACACCTGCGCCCGATGCGCCTTGGTTGTAAGTCACAATATTATCAGTGATCCTTGTGTTTGTAGTTTCAACACTATTAGTAGTACCAGTAACTGTAAGGTTACCAGTAACAGTTACATCATTGTCAAGCGTAAAACTGCTTGCGCTAATAGTATAGGTACCAGATACTCTTTTGGTTTGTGCCATTCTTTTAACAATCCTGCGTTATACTTTATTTATCATCCTCTTAAACTCCTCTAAAGTCATCACAGTGAAGTTAGGATTTTTTCTAAAACTTTCATCTGTAAAGTTATCTAAAGGATTGACATGAAAGAATCTTTTGTTACTGTATAGTTTCATTAGCGTGTTTACTTGATCTACCCAGTTACCAAAAAAAGTTGGATCTGCATTATTGTCTAGATAGTTAGGTGTGCCTGCGTATATGTTGTTAATCATATTGTTTTTTCCTTTGAGATCCATGCCTATCATAAAAAGATAGTTGCTATCACTAGATGCAGCTATACCCAAAGCCGCAGGACCACTGCTATAATCATGTAAATGAGCTGGCAGTACACGAGATCCACGATTTTTTATTATGTGTTTTTTTCTTGTATAGTGCGTGTATCTCGAACTATATCCACTTCCTTGTATTTCTCTTGCCATACCTGCATCAGTACTAACTAACACAGTAGAAGCAAACTCTTGGTATATTCTATTACAACCGTACACATATCCATAGTCAAGAAGACCTTCGCAGTCTACTTGTAGTCTAGTAATACCATTGCCTAATATAAATGCGAAATCTTTATTCATGTCTTAAAAAAAGGTTACAGTGTATTATACTGTAACCCTTTATTTTAGTCAAGTAACTATTAGCCGTTAGGAATACTTACACTTACGTTTAAAACTGGGCTTGATGCTACAATATTTGCTTTATCGCCTACTGCAAACTGCGAGCCTGTTCCTAGTGCGCCTACTACAAAATGACGTCCTGTGATCTTACTAGCAAAGTAAGTTCCGCCTGCACTGTCTGTACCAGTAATCTGGCACTGCCCTGCACTAATTGAAGTGTGTACTACTGGCACAAGAGTTAGTGTTTCTGTACCAGTTGCAGTTGTACAACGAAAACGTTTTGTACCTTTTTGGATAACGTTTGTTGTAACCTGCGCACTACCACCAGTTACAAAGGCTCT